GTAGAAACGCGCCTAAAAAAACCCACACCCTTACGGCTGTTGCATGACTTACACGCGCTGGTTAAGTTGTCCATATCCCACATATCACCACCTGTTTTCCGGCTTGTTATATGATCTACCGTAGCGTTGCCACCTTCTAGATGTGTACCACAATAGGTGCATACCCAGCCATCTCTTGCTAATACTCTAAGTCTCAACTGCTTCCACTTGCCACTACCTAATGCGTCTCTACTCAATGCCATCCTTTATTCTGCCAATGTTCCCATGCCTTACACGCATTTATATATCCATTAGCATCTAACTTATATCTATGCTTTATGTACTTTAATCCATAGTCTATTTGTGTATAAGCATCTAGGTTAATCATTAACCTATTCTTTAACTGAGGTATGCCATAGGTTTGATGAGTACCATCTAAGTTACCTACTGCTGTCTCATCCCATGCACTTTCTTTGCCATATAGTTTGCTTAAACATACATATTGTTTATTGCTTTTAATCTGCTGCGCAGCATAACTTTTAACGCTAATTCGAACTATGTCTTTTTCACTCACGGGGTAAATCTTTTCCTCATAAGCCTTAATGACAATTAAGCAAAGGGCTACCCCAAATGCTACAAGCGTCAACCCCGCGAGCAATCCGCTAATGCGGCTCGCGGTGTCGCTTTTAGGCGACTTGCTTGCTTGAAGCATACTCGCTCTGTCAAATCGATTACGCATAGATTATTCTCCTATCTCATATACTGAGATGTGATTTATACCACACTATTTTTATATCATCTGATTCTGACCATGTTTCATCATACCCTGCTTGGCTCATATTGAAGTCCAACCAATGTATTCTGAATTAGGATTATCTTTGAGCCATTGCTCACGCAGGGCATTTTGATATGCCCAATCTATTTCTCTATCCATAACCTTCACTCCATTCATGCCCGCAATCTTGGCATTCATGAAAGTAATCTTGTTTGTAGGAAGTTGTATCGGTGTTATATCTTAAACACTCAGGGCATTGATCTTTACGCATACCGAACAGGTCATACCTTCCATTAGCCATAACCCGCACTTTTTGCAGCGTACCGGTTCAGTCATGCAGCAACTCCATAAATTGATTCATTGGAAGTATCACTACATAATCCTCTACTTTCTCACCCTGCCCATTGCAGCGCAATACTATGAATGAGAGTTTATCGGATTTACGCTCTTTTATCTGTTTAATCCACGCCAAAGGGCTGAATTTTGTTACCGCTTTGACTTCAATGTCAAAGGGAGTGCCTAGGATATCACTCCCTTGACGCCCTGCGCCTGTTGACTCAGCATACGGATACCAAGTCTTTAAGTAGTCCGCAACTACCTTTTGTGTTCGGTAGCCACGGTGTTTACGGTGTTGGCTCAAGGTCTTGAACCCCAACCTTTTCCCTTGAAGTGTACTGCTGGCGCTGACCACAATCGCTTAAGCGTTCCCCCGCAATTCGCGCACTTAGGCACTTGCGAATCAACAGCCAATACAAGTTCTACAACTATGTTGCATTCCTCGCATTCGAAATCATATCTAGGCATGATGATTTAAGTCAATGTGATTTATGCAACCACATGAGACGCACCTTTTAACGCCTTCCTCGGTTATGAGTCTTGGGTCATTGCACATTTCGCAGCATTCAGATAAAGGCACAATATCAAGTACCACGCCATCATCTGTAAATGTAGCCCTCATACCACTTGCATCAATCATTTCCATATCACCCATTTTCAACCGCTTCCTCAAAGTACCAATGTCCATTGGCAGTTGACTTAGCCCATTTAGCGTGTTCGGTCACACCTTTCTTGCAGACATAACCATAGTAAGGCTTTCCCTTGCCCTTACTTATGCCCTGTTTAAGGATATGACCGTGTTCGCAAGCGGGTGGCTCTTTTGGTGTTGACTTGCCAATTGCATCAATAGCATCACCAATAGCCCATGCAACAGGTTCAGGTTCTTTCTTATCCTGCTCAAATGAATGTCTTAATGCAGTTTCAATCAGTTGAGAATTACCCGATTGTCCGTACATGTTCTGCCTATTCTCTAACTTTTCTTTAAAGGATTTGGTAGGAGTTTCTGCTGCAATGACTTTAGCCATCTCGCTTTGGCTTGGTCGCTTTCCTTTAGCGGCATACCCACAATTAGCGAGCGCTCTGCCAATTGCAGAAGTCTCGCAGTTCTCCAATGCAGAAGTCTGATTGACACCGCGATCAGTAATGGTTTCATAAGCCAACCCAGTAGCAACCGGCTGCGAATCAACGCATGTCCTATAAACCTTAGCCCTGACAATGAAGCGCGTATCAGTTGCTTCAACAACTTCTGTATGCACCATAAAATCAGGATTGTCAGCAATAAACCTTCCAAGTCTCACCTCAACTAACTCATAGTCGTTAATGTTAAATGCCATCATTTACCCCATAATCTTCTTCATAGGAATTTAAGATTTCATTGTATATTGTCGCGTAACCAATGATGTCTTTAATACTGTCTTGATGATTTGGAGTCTCGGTGAGTCTTGAGACTTTGACAAGCAGCATACACATTGAGACTTGCATAGGCGATATGTAATCTCCAAGGTAACCAGTCCACAATTCTGAGATTCGTTCATGATTTGTGCGACTGCTTCCGTAAATGCGCCCTCTTTCATTCAAGACCCCTTCTATATCGCTTAGTAAATCAGTTCTTTTCATAGTCAAATACCTCATCCGTTTTCCGTTTGTTATCAATCATGCGGCGGTGCATATCCCACCCATCCTTCCGCCCACGCCAGTACGCGGTGGTTTTGGCATTATCCAATGATGAGTAATAAAATATAATGGCTGAGGCTGACAGGAATAATATCCATGCTACTTGTAGGTCAGTCATTGTCTCACCCCTGCACCGTACCAAGAACCTGAATAATCTGTTGTAAAACAGTATTGCATAACTGCTTCATCATAAGAAATACTGTAATCAAAACCTTGTTGGGCAAGGTATTCAGTTGCTAGTAGTAATGAAGCATAATTTTCAGTCCAAAATATGAATTTATGATTCCAGTTGATCGTATCTTCAAACCGGTATGCTTGCTCTTTCCAGTCTGTTTCAGTACTCCATTGCATTTGAGTTTCAGTCAAACGCTCGAAGTCATTTGCTGTTAGTTTCATTTTGTACCTTTCTTAATATCCAAGTCCGTTACTTGAATAAGAGAAGGATGACACATGGCAAACACACCGGCAATAAAAATACCGGCGTGTTGTATAACGGTTTGGTAACGAACCCTAAAGGATTCCTAGAGAGTCGAACTCATCTATTTGCTGGTCTATATCCCTAGGCTCATAATCTGTTTGCCTACCCATAAGTCTTACCTTCGACTATAAAACTGCCATCTTTTTCAATAGGCACAAAAACCGGTGATACCTTTTTATTATTCACATACAAGATACCGAATCCCTGTTGCCAGTTGCCTGACCCACCTTTAAGGTATTTAGCAGATTTAAAATCCATCAAATTGCCAACCTCAAGACCGTATAAGGTATGCCCTATTTTGCCCCCTGACGAGGCTGTAACAGATGCCAAACCCCCACGATGGGTATGACCACACACCACGCTCTTTCCATGCCTTATAGCCAATCCTAGGGCTGTTTGACCACCTTTCTGAGACACCTGTCCTTCGTCTCCATGCAGGATAATCCAGTTAGGTGCAACAGGCATAGGCTCACGCCAAAACTTAATACCCAATTCAGGCAGTCCAAGCCAGTTTTCAAACTTTAATTCAGGTAATGATGCGAAGGCTGGAAGCCTAGTCTTGATTGAGTTCCATAGTCGGTCGGTGTGATTTGACCGCACCATATCAGTTACTTGTAAATCATAAAGGACTTGCTTAGTAATTTGCCTATCTCGGTCGAGTGTTCCTGCAAACTCTCCAGCCAGCCCGCGTTCCCATTTTGAGAGTTGAGGAAGGTCAATTTCATCTCCGACTGTTGCGACTTGGTGGGGTTTCCACTTCGCAATAAATCGTATAAGGTTTCTAGTTGCAATGGGGTCATGGTAAGGTACTTGTAAATCAGATATTAAGACTATTCGCTTAATCGTCATCCTCATCTTCATAGGGGTCATGGTCAGGGTTGACTGGACTTATGTCAGGATTCTCAGGTATTAACCAATCAGGATATGAAGCCCGATCATTGATAATTCCTAAAGCCTGATCTACTGGAAATCCAGCACGCCTAAGCGACAAATAGTATTCACGCACACTAATAGCGTAGGTATCAAGCCTTGACATGACTTTGTCATGTTGATACTTGCCTACGCGCCTAGTTGTCTTGCGCTTCTTCTTTTGTGCCATGATTAAGTTTACTTCCGTTCGCTGACAATCCTCAGCAATTCCTCTTGGCGTGTTTCAATTCTTGCTAATCGATCTGCAAGACTACTTCCTGAATTTGGAGTAAGAGTCCAAAGCCATCCTTTAATAAGATAGCGCAGACCCATAAAGAAACTTGTTAGAACGGCGCAGACGGCGGCGGCTAAGCCAGCCCAACTTGCTGCATCCATTATTTAGCATTAACGCCAAATTCAACCTCTTTAGGGTCAATGGCTTTGATAATAGGTGCAATGATCGCACCAAGTAATACTGCGTATTCAGGTTTAACATCTCCAACAATGGCGAGTGCCACGGTTACGCCTGAAGCGGCAACGGCTCTTAGATAAGACTTGATTGCAGCCTTATGCTTTTTTGATAGTTTCATCTGTTCCCCCTAGGAGTGGAATGTTAAAGAACTCTCCACTTTGATTTGATTTAAAACTAATATGGACATGCTTTTTATGCGGGTTGATTCCACGGTATTTGACCCAGCGCCATAAAGATTTAGCGCTTGCAATCTTTCCCATGTGTATTACATAAAGTATGCGTCTATCTCGTTTCGCTGCCTGTCTAATTTGATCTGCCAAATAGATACTAATTCCCTGTTCTTCAGATAAGCCAGCGTCAATGTCAATGGCACATACCTCACCCTGTTCATTTGGGTTATGCTGACTGACTCTTGCTGAATGACGCAGATCGCCAATCCACCCATCACTTTTCCTGCTGCGATTAGGGTAGGCGTCATCTACTTGTTCACGGAATTGTTTAGCAGCCTTAGATAGCCAAGGTTTCATTAGCCTAGTAGCAGTTGCGCTTCCTCAGCCGTAATGCCAAGTTTGTCTAATAGTGCAGCCTTAGCCTCAGCCTTCGCTGCTGCCTCTGCATCTGCTGCTGCCTTTTGATCTTCAGCAGCCAGTCTTGCAGTTTCCATATCTGCAATTTCCGCTTGTGTTAATGGCAAAACTTCTGTAATGCCGGTACTGCAATCAACTACAACCTTTGTTGGTGTATCTGACATTTTTTCTCCTTTGTTAAGCGTTGGATATTCCGTATAGATAAAATGATGAGCCTGTTACAAAATTGCTAGCATTGTTCGGATATACAACAATAGAAGTAATTGCAGCCGTATTACGCCAAAGCAATGCAGTTGCGGCAATAAAAGCATTTGTTACATTACTTTCTGTATTTCCAAAATTGGAATATGGTTTATTTTGAGATGCTGTATATGAAGGAATATAGATTTCTGCTGATCCAAAAGTGCTTGCAGTAGCCGTAGAACCAGTAACCGATCTTGCTGCAATTCCATAGGCGATACTGGTATCTCTAGAAGATGTCGCCGCAGCACCAGTACCTTGAACAAATGTTTCAGAATAATTAGTAGCGGTATCTGAATTAAATACTAGTTTTAGGTCATCCCAATCACTTCCTGCGCGATCATCTCTTGCAGAACATTTTATTACCAAATCCGTATAGGTAGCAGGTATTGACGAGAAGGTAACAGATGCCGCACTTGATGCTAAAACATTTGAACTGATTAAAGTATAGGTTGCCATAGTTACGCCTTTAGTATTCCG